TGCGTTAGTGTAGTAATCTCCTTTGATAGGACTGTAAATTGACGCTCTCGCTCTTCCTCCTCTTTAATTGCCTCCTCCAGTTCTTTATAACCAGATTGCAACTCTTTTGCTTTATTTTGAGCGTCGTTAATCCTATTTATTCTGAAGGTCTCTTCGATAGACTGATCACAAGTAGGGCAGACCGTATTCTCTGTGAAGAATTTATGTTCCTTGGTTATGGTTGCTACTTTATTAGAAATCTTACCTTTAAGATTTCCTAGTTTGCGAAGTTTACTAGTTGCTCCAGTTACTCCTTCAATTTCTTTGTTTAATTTAAATACATCCTCTTCAATGAAAGCATTATCATTCATCAAATTATTTTCTTCAACAAGAAGTTCTTGAATTTTATTTTCTTTTTGCTTTACGTTTTCTTTTCCACGGCACTCAAGTTCTTCAATAAAGTTTTTTTGCATTCTAACTTTATCATTGAGAGATTCTTTTTTAAGTTCTAAAACTTTTGTCTCCTCTTTGATTACACGAATCTTATCTTTAATAAGATTATTCATCGATGAGAAGATACGAATATCAAGAAGATCCTCAATCACTTCTCTACGGTTAGATGCTGTCAGTTGCATGAATGGAACAAAAGTGCTGCTGCCCAGAATCACAATCTGAGTAAACGACTTATAGTTCATTTTCAATACATTTTGCTCCAACCACTTTTGCTGGTCCAGAGCTGCAGCAGATTGATTTAATACACTACCATCTTTATGAATTTCAAAAAGATTTGGTTTGATGCCACGAATTACTTTCCAATTAGTAGTTCCAATACTAAACTCAACTTCAACTACACAATCTTTTTCATTAACAGTATTGATAAGTTGTGGTTTATTAATTTTACGAAATGGTTTTCCAAACAGTGCAAATGTAAGTGCATCAAGCATTGTACTTTTACCAGCACCGTTTGTGCCAATCACCAGGTTAGTTGAATGATTTGTAAAATTAATTTCAGTATTTTGGTTTCCAGTAGAAAGAAAGTTCCGCCACTTAACCTTTTCAAATAAAATCATCTTTTGTTTCTGGGGGAATTACAAGGTCATTTTTAGTGATAATAGAATATTTGTAATCTTGTATCTCACAAGTCTTTGCCATTATCTCATCATCAACTTCTATAACGTGCATATCAGGACTCCCTTCCTCCTCCAACATCATAGCATATCTCATCGCATCATCCTCTTCATCAAACAGATAAAGTATTTGTTCGCCTTCTTCATCCGTTACAGAATATGCACCTTGAGTTTCTTTTCCATAGATTGTTAGAATAAACATTTCAAATTAACTCACATGCTTCTTGATAAGTCATTCTCATAATATTCTGTACCCTAGATTTGTCAAGTTGGATTTCAGATTCTTGAATATATCTGTTAAGAATAGAAAGTGTATCTTCTGATTCAAATGCCTCAAAATCTTCTGCTGCTTCGATAACAAAATTTTCAACAACTTTTAATTCAAATACATTTGATTCATATAGTTTGTCAATAAACTTTTCAAATTTCTTGATGTCTGTTTTTTGTCTGACAATTACTTTTACAATCTTGTTCTCATACTCGCGAGCATCAAATGTTTGATAATTAGTATCTTCGTAGTAGATATTATAGAAAAGTCTATATGGATTATTTACTGGAGTATGCTCTAATGTTTCTGTATCAAAGATATGAAATCCACGAGTATCATTTACATCATTCCAGAACATCTCATAGGGATTGCCCAAGTAATAGATTCGTCCATCATCCGATCGAGTGTGATAGTGACCGGAGTAGACCTTCTCGAACTTTGAATATAACTCGCTTGCATGACCATGATCCATGATGACGCCTCTATGAGCTCTAAATCCTGAGAGTTCAAGGTGCCCCATCGCACACTTGCTATTTGAATTTTGAATAAATTTGAAAGTGCTTTCTTCATTGTCCTGGTTAATCCATGGGATAAAAAGTATATTGCGATTGTCTATCTCAACTTCAGTTGCTTCTGAATACACTGTGACATTATCATACTCACGGAGAAGAAGATCAACTGCATTTACTTCATTCGTATTCTTATAATAACAATCATGATTACCAGTAATTAAATGGACATCAATGCCCATTTCCTGAAATCTATCAAAAATATTATTTTTTGCCCAAGATAAAGCAGAAAAATCAATACCTTTACGACTATCAAAAGCATCTCCTAAATGTATAACTTTATTAATTCCATACTCTTCGAGCGTTGGAAAAAATATATTATTATAAAACTTTAGAAAATAATCGTGAAACAACTTTGAGTTCTTTCTGGCACCGTAATGAGTGTCGGTAATAATTGCAACTTTCATCAATTACGGAGCTTGGAATGCACTGCGTCTTTGATGCTATTATACTCTGAGTAGTTCGATCCGTCAAGAGTGTTGTTGTCGTCAAACACCTCACTGTAACCAGACCGTTCGATGATCTTGTTCTTGATTTCTAACTGTCTTTTCTCTCGCTGAATACGACGCAGAAAAGCGTAATGAATAATCTGAGTGAAATACGCAAAGGGATTCTGGGATTTCTCTGGGTTAAAATTATGTATATACTGAACGCAGTTCTCAATTCCGTCAGAGATCATGTCTTCTTTAAACATGTAGTTGACGAAGTTTGGTTTGAATGATAGATGATTTGCAATCTTCAGAAAACACTCACCAACATATCTTGGAATAGGTGGTTTTGTATCCCACCTTCTTGCTCTCTCTGATTTATCCTGTTCTGAAAGAATCTGTCCAAATTTCTTTCTATATGAAATTTCAACTAATGTTCTATATTCAATCAGAGCAGCAAGGAACTCTTTATTATTGACATAATGTTCGGATCTTTTTCTCTTAGCCATACCCGACTGAATCATAACTTTAACTCATAATATGTATAGATTATATCATCTATATAAACACTTGACAAGTTCTCAAATGTCCTATAGAATAACTCTGTTAGGGTTTATAGGGATGGCTTAGGTATTCTTGAATATCTTCTCTAGAATCTCTTTCATATCGTTGACATTACCGATACGACCCATCTTACGATCTATTGTTGAGTTGTTTCCTTTTTGTTTATTTGATGTTCTTATATAATCTTGATACATCATTATCATTTCTATATCAGAAGACTCAGACATTGTTAAAACATCATTCATATTAAGAATGAACATGTCATCTGTTGTTGTTTTTAACCATGGTTCTACTTTATAACCAACCACTCCTACCTTGCTTTTAATTTCTCCAACAATAATTGGATTAGAAACCAATAGCATAGTTCTATCATCTTCCTCTGATGCAGCAACTTTGGCAAAAAGTTCCTCTCCAGTCTTTAGTTTTAACGTTGCGTAAAAATCATCCTCAATCATTAGTCTCCTCCCTTTTACGAGCCCAGTATGCTTTCATAGCAAGAGACTTATTTTTCTTATGCTCTTCTGTGAACTTCATACCCTTTCTAGTAGCTCCACTCTTAGGATTAGATTTACCTAGATGTGCCTCACTCATATTCTTACGGGACTGTTCTGTATGAACTCTACCCCGATTAGCACTACCAATTCTTTGTTTTGTTTCTTCGGTGCAAGGGATTCCAGTTCTAGGATGATTTACCCCAGACCACATAGATACAAACTCAATATCTTCTTCTGGTGGATTGAAGTTTTTTAATTGCGTGAAAATGTCTTCTATCATACTTTTAATTGAATAGTGATTATTTCATAGTTAAAATTTTCTTCATTATACGTTTTAATTCTTTCTATAAAATGATTAAGTGTGTAATTTCTTCTATTTTTTGTAGAGCAATCATCTGAGATATCATACAGAGTTGCTTTTACTTTGTCTTTTCCTTTTCTAAGTACTCGTCCAATACTTTGAAGATTACGGATTCTGGACTTACTTGGAGAGGCAAAGACGACATTATGGAGATTTTTAATATTGATACCTGTAGAAAAAGTTCCATAGGATGCAACGATAATAGCGTTGTTTTCTTTCTCAGTAATCTCTCTTACTAATTCCCTCTCTTCTGCATCTACTCCACCATGTATAAAAAATACCTTACGGTCGTCACTCTTGTTAGTATTTATCTCATTGTAGAGTATGGATCCATGTGCTTCGACTCTTGCATAAAGAACAAGTGAATTACCTTTTAGATCTAAAGCAAGATTACGAATAAATCTATTGCGTTGTTCATGACTGATTAAATACTGTATCTCATCCTCATACACATCAAACTTTTGTGGAGGATGTTTAAGTACAAGACACTGAATATCAAGTTGGGATAAGTGCCCTTGTCTCATCAACTCATCAGTTCTTGTCACTTTATATGAAGGACCAAAGAGACCCTCTAAGACCCACTTGTGCGTCTGTGTGCCGTCTAAAGTTCCAGTGAATCCAAATCTATACTTGGCATGATGAAGTTTGGTCATGATATTAATCAGTGATTTGGACTTGAATAAATGTGCTTCATCACCTATAATGACACCATACTCTTCAAAGAAAGATCTCTCTAGTTTATATACAGATTGCCAAGTTGTAATTGTTACTGGAGCACTATTATTTTTTTCCTTACCCGAATATATACGGTGACAATATGACTCAGCATCCCAACCATAATCAAGAAAATCCTTGTACATCTGCTCTACAAGAGATGTCGTTGGAACAACTAAAAGGATTTTTTCTCCTCGGTCTACATAATATCTCACGAGAGAATAAATCATCAAAGATTTGCCTGAAGCAGTGGGGCTTATCAGTAACTTTCTATTATGCTTTAGAGCACCGTATACTCCCTCAACTTGGTATTTACGAGGAGTGTGAGAACAAATAGAGTTCATATAATCTTTGACACCCTCATATGAAATTTTATCATTCTCCTCAAATGGAGTTCCATAAAATTTATTATCTTCAAATTTGTAACTATATCCGTAGTTCTCACAAAACTGAACAATCTTATCTAACAAACCAACATAGATCTGTTTAGACCGCATATCATACAGATGGATTTCTCCATTCCAATTCTTTCCACGATACTGTGGCATAAACTTTGCATTAGGAACCTCAAACTTAAAGTGATCTCTAAGTTCATATTCAATATGAGGTTCAGTATTAATTTTTAAAAATACTTCGTTTGATTTAGATATAACAAGATTTGCTGTTGTGTCAATCACACAGATTCATTCATCTACAAATATTTATTACATATTGTCAAACTGATGTTCTAGGATAATTCTATAAAAATTATCCCTCATAGCAATTAAACCCTCTTGTTCATATGGATCTCCACCAGGCCATTTTTCTACAGCTTGAGATAAACCTGAGTGAATAAGACGAATTCCTTCTATGGGTAATTCTAGATGGTAATATCCTTCTTCATCCATTATCCTAGTCCTGCGTTAAACCTCATAAACTCAATTGCGTTCTTGATTTGATAAGTTCTATTAGTTATTTGCTTTAAAATACTTTCAATATAAACAAGCATCGTATCATAGTAATCAATCTTCAGCGAAACTCCTGAGAGTTTTGTATCTGCGTCCAGATACTTTTGCATAGTGTCTTTATCTCTGATTTTTTTGGGAAACGGAGATTCAACATATATTTCTGGATCTGCTTTGCCACTAAAGTACTCATATCTTTCGTGCCGTATATTTTTTCTTTGTTGTTCTGCTTTCTTTCTTAAAAGAAAAATAGTATTATAAATTTCAAAATATTTTGCATGTAGAGAGGGGATCCCTAAAGATTCTTCATGTAGATTGTCTCTATCAATTTTAGAATCTTTTTCCCACATCTCTTGAAGTTTATCAAGATCGATCATAAAGTGTTTCCGGACATATCCTGCATATCATAGATAGTATACTTGAAACTCACGTCTGCTGTAAAGTACTCAATATCTGTATCAGTTGCATCGAAAGTAATAGTTGATAGGGAATATGGAAATACATCTTTAAACATCACCTGAAACTTAGGTACAAGATTATTACTTAGAACTTGTAGTGTGGCATCTGAATAGATATTCTCACCACTTTGTCCAAATCTACTTTTAATTTTTCCATCTTCAGAAAGATCTTTCAACTGACTCAACTTTTCTGGATATCCAAGACCTCTTATCCAATTTTGAATTTCCATATAATTAAATAGATCTTCATCAACTAAAAATCTAAGAGTTAGATCCCCAAAAACAATCTTGTCTCCAGGAATATCAATGTCTTTAAGATAACTTGTTTGCTGAGCAATCCCAAGATCTAATGAAGGAATATTTGCTTGATTACAGAAAAAGGCAGCAGCAGGACTTCTCTTTAATGCAAACTTAAAACCAGTTGGTGATAAGAAATTTCTATTTTCAATAGGAGTTCCAGGACTATCTGCTGGAGATTTTCTAGTTGCCATTACTCACTAACCACAGTTGAATTTGCAAAATGCTTAGGTGCATAAGTTACACCATTTTTAGTAACAGTTGTTGCTTTGACAGCATTGGCATCAGACTCATTTTCATAGATTTTTCTATCCGCATAAGTCTCTGACCAAGTATTGTCACCTTTGTAATATACATCACCAATTGTAGGATTCATGATACTTGAGGTTTTTATATGGTAGGGCATTTCTTTTTATATCTCTACATGATTATTTAGAGACAAAAAAAAGACTCCCCGAAGGGAGTCTTGTATGACCTTGTGATCAATGAATCACATCAGATTTTTCACGGTTACTCTTCTGTAGTAACGGTTGCTGTTAACTCTGAGTCTTCCCAGACCCGCATTTGTTCCTTCTGCGAAGGGGTTAGCAGTAAGACCATAACGGGTCTTAAAGCCAATCTTGGGTTGGAAGCTGTTCTCCCCAACGGCACGAACCATTTGGAGGGGAACATAAGGACAATAGAAGAGTCCTGCGTCATAAGGAGAAGAACCCTTATAACCAACAACGTAG